AGCGCAGCGAAATTGCGTATGCCACCCGACCCCGTCTGCATCGAATACGCCACCGACGTAATCCACGGCCGAATCCCCGCCAGCCGTTGGATTTACGCCGCCGCCAAACGGTTCTTGGATGACCTTGAGCGGACCGACATCTACATGGACTGGGCAACGGTCGCGGAACTGGTGGCGCATTTCGACCGACTCACGCTGGTGGGCGACGATTCGGGCCGCGCGTTCTCGCTCGCGGCGTGGCAGCGTTGGTCGCTGGCGAACATTTGGGGATGGCGCTACCGCGAGGATGACCGCCGCCGGGTACGGCTGGCGGTGCTGCAAGTCGCTCGCGGCAACGGCAAGACCACGCTTATGGCGGGCTTGTGCCTTTGGGACATGACCCGCGGCGACGGGCGGCGCGTCCACGTGCTCGCCAACAACGAACACCAAGCGGAAATCTGTCTCGACACCGCCAAGACAATGGTGGGGCGGCTTGAGTCCACCGACCTTGAGAAGCTCTACGACCGCATCATTCGGCGCGAGCCTGATTGCGAGATGACCGCGCTGCCCGCACTGGAGCGAAGTCTAGATGGCCTCAATCCGTCGTTTTGGGTGGCTGACGAGGCCGCGGAGTTCAAAGGCCGCTTTCTCAGCAAGCTGCTGACCACGGGCAGCAAGCGCCGCGAATCGCTCGGCGTCATCATCTCGACACCCGGTTCCCAGCCCGACAACATCTATGGCGAACTGGTAGCCCAGGGCGAGGCCATCCTGAAAGGCGAAATCACCGACGATTCCGTGGTGCCGCTCTTGTTCGGCCTTGACCCCGAGGACGCCATCGAAGACGAGGCCGCGTGGCCGAAAGCCAACCCCGGCATGTCCTACGGCCAGCCGGACATCAAGTCATTGCGGCGGTCGTGGGGAACGATGAAGCAAAGCCCGATTGGGCGGCACGAATTTACCCGTTACCACTGCGCGCGGCTGAGCGAGGACACGGGCGGATGGCTGGACATGTCGCTGTGGCCGAAGGAAAGCGCCGATTGGGGCGAACTGCGCGGGCGCCGCGCGTGGATCGGGCTTGACCTGAGCAAGACTCTCGACATGACGGCGGCAGTGGTTTGCGTGCCGCTGGACGATGGCCGGGTGGCGCTCCGCGGCCATTACTGGTGGCCCAAGCAAGACGTGGCCCAGCGTGAGTTGGATTACCGCTTGCCCATCCGCACGTGGGCGGCGGGCGGGCATATCACGCTTACGCCGGGCCGTGAAATCGACTACGAATCGGTGCGCGCCAAGCTTCAGGGCCTGCAAGAGGAGTTCGACGTGGTTTCGGTCGGGTACGACCGCTGGGGCAGCAAGTACCTCGTTGAGCAGCTCGTTGCCGATGGTTTGCCGATGGAAGCCTACTCAATGGGCGTCGCCACCTTCGGCCCCGGTTGCCAATTGTTCCAGCAACTATGGGTCGGCGAAAACATCATCTGCGGCGATGACCCGATCATGCGCGCCGCGTGCCGCACAGCCATCGCCAAGCGCGACCGGAACGGGAACATAACGATAACGAAAGAGGCGCGGCGAAGCATCGTTGACCCGCTGGTGGCGGCGGTAATCGCGGTCCACTGCTGGGGCGGAACGCCGACGAACTCCTACGCCGATTTGTGATTTAGAGCGGGATGGGTCGCTTGACGGTTGCGAATATGCCTGCATGCTTCGCGGCCTGCTCCAGCGAATGTTCGTCGGCCCTTGGTCCACCACGATGATGGCGGAACCAAGTGGCCCGATTCCGTTCGTCGGACCGTCCACCGCGCTGCGCCATACGCCCGTGTATCGCGCGGTAACGCTCATCGCAGGTGACATCGCCCGGCTTGAACTCAAGGTGAGCGCCAGCGGCGCGAACTCGTTGATGCGTAGCCCGTCGCGCTACATGTCGGCGTTTGAGTTCAAGCGAACGATGACGCTGAACGTGCTGCTCTACGGCAACTCGTTTGCCGCCATCAACCGCACGCGCGGCGGCGAGTTGATTGAGCTTCTCTTGCTGGAACCCGATGCGGTGTCGCTTGACCTCACCGGGCCAGAACCCATCTACAAAACGCGGCCCTACGGTGACCTTCCGTTGTCGGATGTCTTCCATCTCCGCGCGCCCAACAACACCGGGCTTTGGGGAGAGTCGCCGGTGCAGCTCTGCCGCAAGTCGTTGCAGATTGCCGCGGCGCAAGAGGAAATGGCGCTCAAGGCGTACACCAACGCGGGCAACCCCAAGATTGCGCTCATTCACCCGCGCGCAATGACGCCCGAGATGATGCAGAAGACCGAGGCGTACTACATGCAGCGCCACGGCGGCAGCGAGAACGCCGGGCGCCCGATGGTGCTCGCGGATGGAATGCGCGTGGAGCGCATCTCCAGCACGCTTGACGACACCGGGCTTGAGGCCGCGCGCAAGTACTCCATTGGGGACGTGTCGCGCATCTTCGGCGTGCCCACCAGTTACCTGAGCGGCGACGTTGCCTCGTCATACGGAAGCATCGAATGGTTGTCCCGCATGTATGTGGATGGCGCGCTGCGCGCGTGGCTCGAATGCTGGGGCGCTGAAATCCTCACCAAGCTTGCAACGCCGTTTGATTCGGTGTTTTGGGATACGGACGACCTCATCCGCCCGAAGATGGCCGAGATGTACGCCGCTCTGCGCACTGGCGTCGAAAGCGGCGTCATCACGCGCAACGAAGCGCGCGAGGAACTCGGGTACGGGCCGCTGCCCGGCCTTGACGAACCGATGGTGGCGCTCAATATGGGCACGGGCGGCGGTCAAACGAACCTTGGCACCGACACGTCGGCGCAGGAAGGAACCCCGAATGATTTCTAGACGCGCCATCACCGCCACCGAACAATCCATCGACGGGCGCACGCTTGCCGGGTACGCCGCCGTTTACGGGCAGGAAAGCCGTGAGCTTGTGGAGAACGGCAAGCGGTTTACCGAGCGCATCGCCCCCAGCGCGTTTGACGACACGCTCAAGGCTGGCGCCGACGTGAAGCTCTACTACAACCACGACGTGTCGATGCCGCTCGCGCGTACGAAGTCCGGCACGCTGTCGCTGAAGTCCGACCGCAACGGCCTCGCGTTCTCCGCGATGCTGCCCGAAACCACGCTCGGCAACGACGTGCGCGCGCTGCTGGAGCGCGGAGACCTCAGCGGAGAGATGTCCTTCGGCTTCTACGTCGAAGAAGACAGCTGGAACAAAGAACGTACCGAGCGCCTCGTCAAACGCGCGAAGCTGGTGGAAATCAGCATCGTGCAGGACGCGGCATACCCCCAAACGAGTTCAAGCCTGCGGAGCGTCTCCGCGGCCTACACCGACGCCGCGAATCTGCGGCTTGCACTTCATTTCCGAAGGATGGCAGAACATGTCTGAGCAGAACGAGTTGCACGAGCTTCAGAACATCACGCACCAGTACCGCAAGTCTCTCGCGGCCTACGAGGCGCGCACCGGACTCGCGCCGCAGTCCGTCGATACCCGCGGCAACGGCGAGGACAAGCAGTTGTTCGCCCGCATGGATGCGGACCTGACCGCCATCGAACTGCGCGCACAGCTGAAGGCCACCGAGGCGCGTCTTGCCAAGCTTGAGGCCGAGCCGACCATCCGTTCCCGTCCGGCCAGCGGCGCCCGCAACGCCTCGGACGAGGCCGCATACCGTTGGCTGAAGGCTGTCGCCACTGGCGATACCGCCGAGTTCCGCGCGCTCTCGACTTCCAGCACCAACGCGGCCATTCCGACCGACCTTGAGCGCCGCATCGTTGAGAAGAAGCAGCAGATGGGCGTCATCCGCGGCATGTCCAACGTCATGCGCATCACCAGCGACCGCAAGGTCGCGGTGGAAAACGCGCTTCCGACCTCGGAGTGGATCGACGAGGCCGCTACGCAAACTGCGACCGACCCGACGTTCTCGGCGCAGATTGTGTTTGAGCCGCGCACCCTGCGCTGCTCCACCATCCTGTCGCAGCAGTTCATTGAGGACGCCATCGGTCAGGGCGACATCGGAACCGCGATGGAGTACGTGTCGCGCAAGATGGCAATGTCCATGTCGCTGAAGGAAGAGCAGGCCTTTACCGTTGGCGACACCGGGGCCACCAGCCCGGAGCCGCAGGGCATCGCGTTCAACGGCGGACCCATCACGCAGGTCATCGACCTTGCGGGTGCCGCCGTTACCACGGTCTCCGCCGACAACATCATCGACCTCGCGCATACCGTCGCCCCCGAGTACCGCGTCGGTCCGCGCGTGTCGTACCTCATCTCCGATGTTCTGGTGAAGACTGTCCGCAAGCTGAAGTCGTCCAGCGACTACATCTGGCTTCCGGCTGGCGCTCCGAACACCAACGCGCTCGCCACTGGCGTGGCGGGAACCATCTACGGCTTCCCGTACCGCGTCGGCAAGTACATGCCCACCGCGACCGCCAACGGCAACGTCTTCGCGGTGTTCGGGGACTTCGACTACTACGAGATTGTGGACCGCACGGGCGTGACCGCGCTGATGGACCCCTACTCGCTTCAGGACAAGCTTCAGACGCGATTGAACGTCTTCCAGCGCCTTGATGCGAAGTGCACGCTTCCCGCCGCGTTTGCCGCAATCACCTGCTGATTCTTTCTTGTCTCCGGTGGCTTGGGGGG